ATCATTTCGTATTCCTAGAAAAGTTCATGACTTAGCTATGAATATTATTGGACGAGTCTCTAATCGATTACATAAAAAATGGAGCCCACGTACCGTCATGGGAAGTTTACAAAGACATCCCAACTTTGATGATGTGGATATGAGTAAAGGAGAATGGTTAATTCTTGCTCGTACTAAATTTATGTTGAATGATTTAGAAGATACTCTCTATCAAAAAGGACTTTACTACAAAAATAAATTTAAAAAATCCTATGAAGAAGATTTATATAATGCAATTTATGATTGGGAAAAATTACGTAATGGAGAAAAACTTCACTACGATAAATGTAAAACAATTTTTAGTTATATGAGTCCAAGAAATGTAAGCAAAGAAAATATACAAGGAATGGTTAAAGACGCATATTATGATTTAAATACTTTACAAAGTAAGTATGGATTAATGACCAAAGCAGTATGGTATGAGGCCCTGGATGATGCTTCTTCCAGAAAAATAGAATATATTAGAAAAATGAGAAGTAATGGGGAAGAATTAAATAAAAAACCACGTATTTTATTATCAACCATTCATGGTGTCAAGGGTGGAGAATCACAAAATGTGGCACTATTAACAGATTTAAGTTTAAACACACAAAAAGGATATGAAAGGAATCCTGATGATGAAAATCGGCTATTCTATGTGGGTGCAACAAGAGCAAAAGAAAATTTACATATTATAGAACCAAAGGATTTTTATAAAAGTTATCCTGTATGAGTGTTTGGAAAAGACAGGTTGGTGGAAATCATTATTCTAAATATAAAATCCAACCGAGTAAATTTGTAACCGAGAACAAGTTGCTATATCCAGAAGGATGTGTTATTAAATATGTCATTCGACATCAAGATAAAGGAGGAAAGCAAGATCTAGAAAAAGCTAAACATATGATAGATATGATTATTGAAAGAGACTACGAAGATAAAGAAGTAAATCCAATGAACAAAAAGAACTACTGGGGAATATTAAAAAGATGAAAAAATTATTAGATTGGTTCTATGGAATCATAGAAACTTATAGTGGAAAATTAAATAGTTGGGCGTGGGATAAACGCTGGAAACACAGAGACCATCAAGAGTGGGTGAAAGGATATAAAAAATGGAAAAAAGAAAGGTGTCCTCATAACTAATGCAGATCCCTCTCTTCAAACCCCAAACAGAGTGGGTACCACCAACAGAATTTCCAGATCTTTCTCATTACGATGAGATTGCAATCGATTTAGAAACTAAAGATCCTAATCTTAATACTCGAATGGGCTCCGGATCCATTATTAAAAACGGTGATGTAACAGGGATTTCTTTAGCAACCAAAGACTGGTGTGCTTACTATCCAATTGCTCATGAAGGTGGTGGGAATATGGACCGTAAAAAAGTTTTATCCTGGTTTCAATCTGTTTTAAATCTTCCTGCTCTTAAAATTTTTCACAACGCCATGTATGATGTCTGTTGGATTCAATCTTTAGGATTAAAAGTTGAAGGAAAAATCGTTGATACCATGATTGCGGCGGCTGTCGTTGATGAAAATCAAATGCGTTATGATTTAAATAACTGTGCTAAACGTTATGTTGGAAGAGGAAAAGATGAAGCCGCTTTATACGACGCAGCAAAATCTTGGGGAGTCGATCCTAAAGCAGAGATGTATAAACTTCCAGCCATGTACGTTGGTGCTTACGCAGAGCGTGACGCCCAACTCACACTGGAGTTGTGGCAAGAACTTAAAAAGGAAATTAATTTACAAGACCTGACTGCAATATTCGATTTGGAAACAGAATTGTTTCCAGTTCTCATTGGAATGCGGTTTCTCGGTGTACGTGTAAATCAAGAACAAGCTATGATCGAAAAGAAAACATTAGTCGAACATGAACAAAAGTTATTAACAGAGGTGAAGAACGAAACAGGAATAGAGGTACAGATCTGGGCTGCACGATCCATTCAAAAAGTATTTGAAAAATTAAAATTACCTTATGATCGAACGGCCAAGACTCAAGCTCCAAGTTTCACGAAAAATTTTTTAACTCACCATCCGAATCCCATCATTAAAAAAATTGCTCACGCAAGAGAAATTAATAAAGCTCATACCACATTCATTGATACCATATTAAAACATACTCATAAGGGTAGGATCCATGCTGAAATTAATCAGCTTCGTGGAGATAATGGAGGAACCATTACCGGACGATTCAGTTATGCCAATCCAAATCTTCAGCAAATTCCTGCACGGAATAAGGAACTTGGACCACGGATCAGATCATTATTTATTCCTGAGGAAGGATGTAAGTGGGGATGCTTCGATTACAATCAACAAGAACCAAGACTCGTGGTGCATTATGCTGCACTACAAAATCTTTATGGTATTCAAGAAGTTATGGAGGCTTATCACGCAGGGGATGCAGATTTTCATAAGATTGTTGCTGATATGGCTAACATTCCAAGAACTCAAGCGAAGACCATTAATCTTGGTTTGTTTTATGGAATGGGAAAAAATAAATTACAAGCTGAATTAGGAGTAAGTGAAACGCAAGCGAAAGAATTATTTAAATCTTATCATCAGCAAGTTCCATTTATTAAACAGATGATGGATAATGTATCTAGACGAGCTCAAGACTCAGGACGAATCCGTACGTTACTGGGTCGTTTGTGCCGGTTCCATTTATGGGAACCTAATCAGTTCGGGATTCATAAGGCGTTGCCTCACGAACAAGCACTCTTGGAGCACGGACCAGGGATCAGAAGGGCTTATACTTACAAAGCATTAAATAAATTAATTCAAGGATCAGCTGCTGATATGACCAAAAAAGCTATGATTGAGCTACATAAAGCAGGTATTTTAGCTCATATTCAAGTGCACGATGAGTTGGATATTTCAGTAAAAGATGATAAACAGGTTAAACAAATTGTGGAAATAATGGAATCTGCAGTTAAACTTGAAATACCAAATAGAGTTGATTTTGAATCAGGATCTAACTGGGGACACATTAAATAGGGAGGAACTATGGAACACATTAATAATGTATGGGCAAAAGTTAAAGCTCATCCAAAGATAGCTGCTGCTGTTGCAGTGGTAATTGTTGTTATAATTATAGCAGCGTAAGGATTTTATGTTAGATGGCATACTTAAATGCAAACATACCTGTAATCTATGCACAGATTCGGAGAGAATATTTATATGATCTCAAAAAACACCATGGAGAAGTGGAAGACTGTGTGGTATTTGGCCTGGCATCAATTACAGGGCGTCCTATACTCTTTCATGCAGTTATGGAAAATGGTGCTATCTTCTATCGTCTTCCGATTTCTGCCTTCATTCAAAGAGGGTTTGATATCAAAAAAGTTCCTAGGACTCGGCTGGACCAGCTGGAGCTTTGGAATTGTTTTAGTTATTATCCTGCTATCACTAATTACGATATTTTAGACGGCCAATCCGGAAAATATATTGATAAAGATAAGATCTGGCATACCGGATCCTATCTTTTCACAGTTGACTGGGCTCATCCAGAAAGTAATATAGTCGACACAGATCATTCTGAAATACCGCACGAACACAAGTGCGCACACATATTAGCCCTGGATGATGGGAATTATGCGGCACAGCCTAACAATAGATTAATCTGGAGTATTCCATCTTTCACTGTAAAAGATGAAGTTCCTATAGATTGGAAGGTACAAACTTCCGAATGGAACGTTGAAGATACCAGTAAATGGAAAACAGAAGATAGTGATAACTACTTCTACAACATAGAGGAAACAAAAGATGAGTGACGGACCTGAAATTAAATGCAAAAATTGTGAATGCGTTTGCCACTGTGACTTAGAAGCACATTCTAATTGGGGTGGAAAACCAAGTCAATTTAGTGGAACGTGCCCTTG